CTTGGCCAAGGAAACCTTGGAATCAGGCTTTGGAGAAATACTCAAGAGGCTGAAGAGGCGCCCCTGCTAAGGGTGTAGGTCGGTTAATACCGGCGCGCGGGTTCAAATCCCGCTTTCTCCGCTAGCAAAAAGCACTGTAAAATAAGGGATTTACGAGGTTTTGAGCCTTGTAAATCCTTTATTTTTTCTATCCGGTCGGAAGCTGTATTTCCTTGATCGGAAGCGTGGTTTCCGACCTTTGCAACACGAGTTTGCAACACGAAACAGAGGGCCTTGCAACACGGAGAAATTGACGGGAGGAAGACGGCGGGGCTATGATTAATATAGGAGCATGAGCAAGCAGGGAAGGAGGTTCCTATGGTAAAGGCGATTGATGTAGCAAAATATTTCCTGACGCTGGACAAGAATCACGATGTATTCAACAAGAATCTTGTGAATAGGGAGGGACGGACCTTCTACGAAGGAAACGCGCGGCTGAACAAGTATATGCATCTGGCTAACAATATTTATATTGCGAAGTACGGAAGGCCGCTGATGGACACGGTATTCTATGCATACGACAACGGCGCGGTGGTTCCGGAGGTGCAGGAGAATTATTCCGTCCTGCTCAATCGGAAATGGAGCGAGCCGGAGCTTCCGGAGGAAGACAAGAAATACCTGAACAAAATTTTCAAGGCATTCCGCAACGCAGATCTGGACGAACTGATTGAGCTGTCCCACGAGGACAGCGAGTGGATCGACAAGCACGACCACTACAGGAAGGAAGATCAGCGCATGGACGTCATGAAGCATCAGGAAGAGTATGCGGAGCAGTATGCGGACATGGTAAAGGTCCTTGAAAGGATGGACGCATGAAGGGACTGGAAGTCGGACAGGTTCTTTCTCTGCGGATCCGTTTTAATAATTCGGGTACCGTTTCAAAGGGGAAGCACCCGTATTTGATTGTGGACATTGACGAAGAGCTTGGAGCCGTAGAGATTGCACAGATTGATTCGCTGGCCGGGAAAGAATATAAGGCCGCGATGAGAAGCAACAAGATTATTTTCTGCGATGACCCGAAAGAGAGCGTCATTGACAGGGACAGCTATGTTCAGCTAGACAACACATTGCAGGTTGAGGATTGCGTGGAGCTTCTGCAGTACAGACGGCAGACGGACAAACTGAGCGAAGGAAAATTAAAAAGCGTTCTCGCGGCGTACAGGAGATATCATGAAAAGAACCGGATCAGCGAAGACAAACAGGTGTTCATGAATCGGGAAGAAATTACGAGATTGCAGAAATGAGAGGAAGGGAGAGCCCTTCCTCTTTTTTTATTTCCCCGGCGAGAGCAGATCGGAAAGAACATCGTTCACCTGTTCCTGATTCTTTCGGCGGTCTTCGTCGAGGGTGTGCATGTAAACCGATTTCATGACGTAATCGGTAGCCCAGCCGCCGCGCTCTTTGATGTAGGCATCTGGAATCTTCGCCGCGTGTGCAATGGAAACGAAGGCATGACGGAGATCATGAAAGCGGAAATGTTTTATTCCGGCTTTCCGGAGGAGCTTCGGGAAGGTTGTGGAAATATAATTCATGGAGCAGTTGCAGATGTATCCCTGTTCCCGGATTTTTTCTACGACGGTATCCGGCAATTTGATATACCGGTCGGATTCGTATGTTTTCGTACTCTTTTTGACAACCCTCTGATGCTGGTCCGTAGCGTAGGCCCGCTGGACGTGGAGCACGCCGTTGCTGTCGAGGTCGGACATTTCAAGGGCGACGATCTCAGCACGGCGGAGAGGACCAAGAGCGCCAAGGAGAATGGGGATCTCGAGCTTGGTTCCTTTGGCAGCCTCAAAAAGACGCTTCATATCATCTTCTTCGGGGATGGTGTAGTGAGGCTTTACTTTTTGAGGCAGAGTGCAAAAGGGAGCTCAACGCGGTTGGCTTTGAAAACGCCGGAAAGAAAATCGTAGTAGTTCTTTATTGTCTTCGGAGAAGAACCGCCGCGAGCAAGGGAGGAAACGAGATCCTGCACATCGTCGTGGGAAACAGCATCCAGCTTTTTGCGCCAGAGCTTCGGATACTTCAACTCGAGCATGTTTGCCATGGAGTTGTAGCCGCGAATTGTATTCGGGGAAAGAATCCCCTCCCGCTTACTCAGGAAGACATTGCAGGCGCGGCAGACGGTGAGACCGGAGGAGGCCGAGGCTGGATGTTCTGCCGAGTAGGAGAGGGCGGCGAGATCTGCAGCTTTGGCGGACGGACCAGTGAAGGACTTGTAGCGGCGGCGACCTTTTTCATCGTAGCCGATAAAGAGCTGTGTCCGGTAAGTACCGGAAGGAAGGCGAGTAGCCATAGGACACCTCCTATAAGGACCGGCGCAGTTCGATAACCTTGCCGAGAATCTTCACGGGAACAGAATCCCGCTCAGAATGAGTAAATACCATCGGGGAATAGGCGGGATTCTTCGAGATCAGCATGATCCCCGCATCAATCTTTTTCAGTTCTTTGCAGACACCATCGTCACCATTCACAAGAGCAATCACGATTTCCCCGGACTCTGCGTCATTTTGGGATTTCACGACAACGACATCACCGTCACAGATGAAGGGGGACATGGAATCACCTTTTATTTTGAGAGCGAAGAATTCACCGGTGGAGGCAAGCTTCCGGGAGATTTCTTCCTGCCCGATGATGTTTTCAACAGCGGAGATCGGGATACCGGCAGCGACGCGGCCAAGAAGGGGGATCATTACGCCGGAAGAAGGCGCAGGCTTTTCAGGCGTAGAAAGCGGAGCCTCACCGAGGAGATATTCAGGGGAAACCATGAAGTAATCTGCGATCAGGTTCAGACGTTCTATTTTAGGCCTAAAGCCTTTCTTTGACACATTTGCAATATAGCCATTTGCTATTCCGAGTGTTCGCTCCAGCTCTTTCAGAGTCATACCACGTTGTTTGCACAATGCTCGTACACGGGTTGTGAAATTTTCTTCCATATTTTCCTCCAAAGGTAGTCAAAAAACGCTTTACAAATAGACAAATAACTACTATACTTAGTTTTAGAAAGGTTGATAAAAATCTATTGATGATAATCAATAATACAGCAGAAATCTACTTCATTCAACAAAAGGAGGAAAAGATATGAAGGGATACAAAGAGATCGCGAAGAGGATGCAGGAAGCGCAGGAGTGGGATGCAGACGATTGCAAGGAGCTCTGCGAAGCGGCAGGACTTTCCGAGGAGTGGGAAGAGGCAGACGGCGAGAATTTTGAAGCCGTTGTAGAGCAGGCGGCCGAAATCCTCGGGGTTGAGATTTTCTGAAGGAGGAGCGAGATGACAAGAGGAGAGTTCGACAAGCTCGGAGCAGAACGCGGGTTTGATTTCGAAGGGAAGATCACGGATTCGGACTACAAGACTATCGAGTATGTTTACATGTTTCACCCGGCAATCGACGAGTGCGACGGGAAGAAGCAGATTGTCGATCTGGTTGGAAATTTCGGAATGAGAATCGTTTTCGACATGTTCCCTACGGCCCGAAAGGCAAAAAGCATCGAAGCAGCAATTGCGAGCACACGCGAGCAGCTTGATAAGCTGAAGGAGCAGCTCGAAGATCTGAAGGAAGGGAGAGAGTGAAAGATGGAAGATATTTTCATTAAGGTATCGACATGGTTCAGCGCATTGAGCTTGGCCAGAAGCTACGAAGAGGACGGATGGGAGATTTGCTTCACAGACCGGAACGGCACGGCGGTTCTGGAGAAGGAATGGAAAAGAGTTTACATCAAGCCGGAAAAAGCCCCGCTGCAGACAATTACAACCCGCTATGCAGGTTCAAGATATTTCATTACGATCGCAGGGGTAAACAGGAGAGGCGAGCAGATCGAAGTGGAATTTACCCGGAGCGAGGGACCTATTGCAGACGTCTGGTACAAGAACGGATGCACAGACAGGATCTTAAAGAACTGGTGGAGCGTAAGGACATACGTTACCCTTCCGGACGGGAGCATGTGCGGAAAGTATAATCCGACATTTATGCCGGGGAAATGCGCATTGAATTTCGATTTCGTTTTGGAAGCAACGGCTATGAACTTAAGATTCATCCTCGCAAAGATCGAGGAATTAGCGCTTTATTCGACATAAAACTATTTTTTACTTGAAAAGTAGACAATTAACGAATATATTGACGATATCGGTAGTCATATAACGAAGGAGGAGACTTTGGAACAGAATATTGTCGAGAACATCAAGGCATACTGCCTCAAGCATGAAATCAGCATAAAAGAGTTCGAAAAGAAATGCGACGTTGCAAATGGATCGATCGGCAAATGGGAGAGGGGGCTGCAGTCCCCCACCCTTCGGACACTGACAAAGATTCAGGTAGCGACCGGAACACCGATCAGCACGTGGCTGAGAAAAGGAGCAGTACATGCGGGGAAGAAAAAGGCCGCAGGTGGCGGCAAGGATTAAGGGAGAGATGTACAAGGGAGCCATTACGGCGGCAGACATGGCAAAGCTGTTCAGGATGTCACCGAGGAGCTGGAGCAACTGGATGAGGGATCCGGAAGGGAGCCTGACATTAGGTCGACTGGAAGTGATCGCCGCGAAGCTGGGCGTGACAGTGGAATGGCTTGTGAGAGAGGAGGAGAGATGAAAAACGTGATTGTTTCATTCCTGATCGGGGCAGCGATTGCGATCCCGATCTGTGGATGCGCAGGGACGCAGTGGTACAGGCTGCCGGACAACCCGACGAGGGAGCAGGCTCTTTACGACAGGGAGGATGCACCACTGGAGATCTGGGAAAAGGGATCCATGGCAGTGTGCGAGGCAGCATTTGGGAAGGTAAAAAAAGCTCCCGGCCCTACAGCAATAGGGACGGAAGCGAGCAACAAATAGGTATTTACCACCTGTGAGTATAGCACAGAGAAAGAAGGATTGCATGAGCAAATTAAGCGATGACCGCATCAGAGATTTCATTAACCGGGCCAAGCCGGTCATGGAGAGCGTCAGAGCTCTCACGGACGAGTACCCGGAGATCAGCCACATCAGCATTTACGTCGAAAGTAGCGAAAATTTCGTAGACATCTCAGCAAGGCACGTGGATGAGGAAGAAGCAGGGCACATTTCTTACTGCTTTTACGACGGACAGCCGGAGGATTGCGTTGGCAACATTCACTGCTACGACGGCGAATGGAAGAACGGGAGGGTTGTGAGATGAGCACACCGGAGCGTGATCTGGAAATGAACCAGAGAAAGCTGGCAGAAGCGGAGGCAGCGCAGGCCAGAAGAACGAGGATCTGCTGTATCTGCGGAGGGGAGTTCGACACGGAAGAGGGCGGAAAGATCGTTTACCTCGGAAGCTGGTTCAAGGGAATCCGGAGAAGATACATCTGCGAAGACTGCATAGAGAACATGGAAGACATCGAAAAGGAGGAGTGAGCGATGAAGGAAAGATTGTTTCGAGCGTTGAGGGCGGACGAGATTGATGTGAGAGTTGCGCAGGTTCTTGGGAAGAATGGGGTTCTTCTCCTGCTGTACAAGGACGCGAGGGTTGACCAGAACATCCTCGATGAGACGTTCGGGCCGTTTGGGTGGAAGAGAGAGCACCAGCTTATCGGAGACAGGCTGTACTGCACGGTTTCCGTGAAGGACCCGGAGACAGGGGAGTGGGTAAGCAAGCAGGACGTAGGGACGGAGAGCAACACGGAGAAAGAAAAGGGGCAGGCGAGCGACAGCTTCAAAAGGGCTTGCTTCAACTGGGGGATCGGCAGGGAATTGTACACCGGACCGACCATCAAGATTTTCAACGACAATACGCATGAGCTGGTTCAGCTCAAAGCAAAGGGACAGAGCGTTACCACTTATGACCATTTCAAAGTGCTGAATTTCGAGGTGGAAAACGGCGTCATTACGGGGCTGACAATTTACAACGAAGACCTTAAAAAGCTGGTATTTGCTTACAAGGCCGAAGGCCGGGGGAAGAAAGCAGCCCCGCAGATAAGAGAGGAAGGAGCGGTACGAGGAATGGGGATGCCGCCGGAGCCCAGGGCGACGCAGCAGCCGGTACAGAGACAGCAGCCAAGTGTAGAAGCCACGAAGGAAGCGGCCAGAAAAGCAGTAGAGGCTGCAAAGCAGGCGGCTCCGGCGCAGATCAGCTCGGAAGAGATCTTCAAAAATCCGAAGGCATTTATAAATAACACGCAGGTTGATGCACTCAGGAAGGCTTGCGAGGAAAGAAAGATCCGGGTTGAGACCGTGCTGAAGCTGGTGAAGGCGGAGGATCCATTCAAGATCACGAACGTCCAGTGGTTCAACATCGTTCTCGGCGGGAAGTATTGGGACAGACTGAAAGGGATGGAAGAAGCTGAGAAGGAGACGGCATGAGCGACTACACAGGATTCCTGCAGGGCTTCGAAAGAGATTTCAGGACAATGAAGCCGGTCGTGAAGTTTGCAATCAACGAGGACCCGGCGGCGATTTCGTCGCTGGGGACGGAGACCGAACTGGAAATCTCGGTAAAGAAGAAGAGAAACCACAGGAGCATCAACAGCAACGATTATTTCCACACGTTGTGCAGAAAGCTCATGCAGGAGATGAGAAAGAACGGGCCGATTAGCTTCGCAAGAGTGAAGAACGAAATGCTGTTCTTCGGAGGGCAGCCGGAGTTCATCGACGGAGTACCGGTGGAAATCATCACCAACATCCCTGTTGAGGACATGCTGGAGCGGGAAGAGCTGCACTGCAAACTTGTAGGGTTCTGCTTCGAGAAAGACGGAAGCGTAAAGAATCAGTACAGAGTTTACCGGGGGAGCCACACGTACAACAGCGAGGAGATGGCACACCTCATAGATTCCACAATTGAGGTTTGCAAGAGCCTGAAGATAGAGACAGCAACACCGAACCAGCTAAGAGAGATGGCGGCAAGCTGGGAGAGATACAGAGGAAGACAGGAAGGAAAAGGAGAGAGCAATGGCTGAGAATCAGAGTTTCGTGTTCTACAGGGGCTTTGCAGATGCTCTGGAAAAGATGGAACCGGAGGAATGCAAGGCCTGCCTCATGTCGCTGTGCAGCTACGCACTCGACGGAGAAGAGCGAGCAGATACACCGATCTCCGGCATGTTCCTGTCCCTCGTTAAGCCGCAGATCGACGCTAACACAAAGAGGAGAGAAGCAGGGCGGCGCGGAGGAAAAGCAAACGGAAGCACTGCGGAAGCAAATGGAAGCAAAGTGAAGCAAGCCCGAAGCAAAACGAAGCAAACCGAAGCAAACGGAAGCAACGTTGAAGCAAACGGAAGCAAACCGAAGCAAAACGAAGCAAACCCGAAGCAAAGTGAAGCTAATGCGAATGCGAATGTAAATGCGAATGTAAATGTAAAAGATAATCCCCCTACCCCCTTTACGGTCTTGAGAGCAGGAGCGGAGGAGCTGGAAGAGCTGGGGCTTACGCAGGAAGTAGCGCAGCCTATGTCTGACTGGATCGCAATCAGGAGGGAAGGGAAACGCCCTATCACAGAAACGAGCTTCAAGTACGCCGTGTCGAGAGCGAAGGAGGCAGTTCAGAAGTATGGGGGCGAGCGCGTAGCAGCTCTGATTCGGGACAGCGTGGCCTCCGGCTATGATGGCATTCCGTGGGACAGACTGAAGGAGCAGAGAGCAAGCCCGCAGCGGCCCAAGGGTTGGGATTTTGAGCAGAAGGCAGATTATGACATGAGCGAGCTGGAAGATCGCCTTCTGGCGAACTGAGAGGAGAGGCTATGACGGAGAGAGAGTATCACAGCAGCGAAATTTTGGATATTGCGTGTAGCGGTTCTGCAATTGCACTGAAGGACGGGAAGCTGGTCCCGTGTGACGATCAGATCCAGTGCAGCGAATGCGGATTTTACCCGAAGGGAGACGGCAGAAACTGCGGCTTCGAAACCTGCATATGGAGCATGCGGGAACACAGAGAGGAGAAGAGCAATGAAAGTGAAAGTGAAGGTTGAAAAGGGAGGCTACATGCCGGAAAGAGCCAATTTCGATGACACGGGGATCGACTTCCGGACGCCGGAAGAATTTACATTGGGACCGGCAGGATCTGACACAGATCAGCACGTTGTGGACTTGAGGGTCAGACCGGAGATCCCGGAATGGCATTACGGGAAGATGGAGAGCAGGTCCGGGCTTATGGTCAATCACGGAGTGTGCTGCATGGGCGGCGTGGTCAATCACGGCTTCCGGGGTACGGTCAAGGTGCGGATGATCAACTACAGCCACACGCCCTACCATTTCAATCAAGGCGACAAGGTTGCCCGGATGGTGATTCAACCGGTACTGCTCACAACGCTTGAAACAGCGGATGAGCCGGGACAGTCAGAGAACGGACGCGATGCAAGCGGATGGAGGAGCACAGGGAAATGACGGCAATTGTAAGAGCAATCAATCTTCCGGGAACAATCCTGCCGCCCACGAAAGAATACAGGCATATTCCTCCACTTCCGGCCGGAATCGTTAAGAGCACGAAACGGCAGGAGAAAATGCTGCAGAAGTCGCGGGAACGCGGAGGAGCGGCGCACAAGAAGCTGGGGCCGGAAGAGATCGAAAAAGGAATCAGACTGTACAAGGCCGGTTTGACGTGGAGTAAGACCGGAGAAGCACTTGGAGTTACAGGAGACGCTATCCGGATCGCAATCAGGCGGCACGGTGGCGAATAAGGAGGCAGAGATGGAAACGACACTTTACGCACTGACAGAAGACTACAAGAAGATCATGGAAATGGCAATGGACCCGGAAGCGGACGAAGAGGCCGTGCAGGGAACCATGGACATGATTCAGGACGAATTGTCCGACAAGGTGGACGGATACGGGAAAGTGATCCGGAGCATGGAAGCGCAGAGCGCGGCAGTTGACGCGGAGATCAAAAGGCTGCAGGAGCGGAAGAAAGCGATCGACAACGGATGCAGCAGAGTAAAAAGCAGGCTGCAGGCGGCGCTTGAATCCCTCCCGGAAAGAAAAGCCGCCGGTACACTGTTCAAGTTTTGGATTCAGAAAAGCCCGAAGGCTGTGAAGTATACAACAAGCGACCTGACGAAGATTCCGGAGGAGTTCATCGTCAGTGAGCCGAAGATCAACACGGCGAGGGTGAAAGAGGCTCTTACAAATGGGTTCGAGCTTCCGTTTGCGCACTTCGAGCAGGGAGAAACCCTGCGGATGAAGTGAATCGGAGAACGAGAGCCTGCGCGATCAGCCCGGCCGTGAAGGAAAGAGTGAGAGAAAGGGATAAGGGGCTTTGCATCTTCTGCGGGATGCAGGGCCTCCCGGAAGCACACATTGTGCCGAGGAGCCACGGAGGGCTTGGGATCGAGCAGAATATTGTTACGGTGTGCAGGAGTTGCCACGACAGGATGGACAACAGCGTGATGCGGCCGCAGATGGTCGCCATAGCAGAGAAATACATGCGGATGAAATATCCGGGATGGGAGAGAGAGCAATGCATTTACAGGAAGGAAATGGAAAGATGAAAAACGGGGAAGGATACGCGGACCTGACAGCTGCAACGGCAATCAACAATGCTTGCAAAAACGCGCAGTGGAACACGATGGCACTATACGAGGGAGACATAGTGGAAATCGGCGAGAGCAGGGGAACCGTTGGGACATACGTTGCGGTAGCCGTGCATGACACATACGCTGAGGTGCTCAAGCTGATGAGAACGAAGACTCCGAGTGCACCGTACAGGATTGTTGCACGAGAGGAAATGTACACGGACCCGGGAAGGCTGACATACGCAACTTTCGACAGAGCACAGACATTTCTCCGGTCGATGTCAGCTGACGAAGTGAAGAGCCTGAAAGAAGCGGTGAAAGAGACATTAGGGCTTTCCGAGGAAGGCCAGAGTTCCGATGAGAAGGTGAAGGATCTGGAAAACAGGAAAGCGGAGGCCGAGGACCGGGCGGCCGAACTTGAAAAGAAAGTTCAGGAAATGGCCGAGGAGCTTCAGGAGATGAAAAAGGCACCGAAGGAAGAGCAGAAGGAAAGCCTGCAGGACGATCTGGAGCTTGTAAAGGTGAAGACACAGAGAGACATGTACAAGGGCTTGTATGAAGAGATGCTGGAAAGGCTGGTCAAGACGGCATGAGGAGGAAGGACATGAAAAGACAAAGCGCAGAGGAGTATGCACGAGAGAGAGGCAGAGCAAAAGAGAGCCCGAAAGAGGAAATGGATCGCCTTATTAAAAAGGCGGCGGCAATTGCAAAAGAAAACGATATTTCGTTCATTTCAGGCACGCGCAGCGGCTTGGTTACTGTAGGGGATGCAAGCGAATTACTTACAATTTCGTTTCTGATTACTGCGAACATCGCTGTTTCGGCTGGGATTCCGGTAGAGAAACTCATGGAAAAAAGCGGAATTGTTTTTGAAGAAATGTACAAGAAAGCCAGAAGGCTTCACGAGGAGGATGACCGGAGATGAACGAAGTGATTTTGATGGGGAGATTGACAAAGGATCCGGACATACGGTACACGCAGGAAGCACAGCCAATGTGCATAGCGCGGTACACGTTGGCTGTAGACAGAGGAGTTAAGAAAGACGGCCAGCAAAGCGCAGATTTCATTTCGTGCGTTGGGTTCGGAAAGAACGGCGAATTCGCGGAGAAATACCTGCATAAAGGAATGAAAATTTGCATTTCCGGGAGGATCCAGACGGGCAGCTACACACGGCAAGACGGGCAGAAAGTTTACACGACAGATGTTGTGGTTGGACATCAGGAATTTGCCGAGAGCAGGCAGAGCAACGACGTGGCACATAATTACAGCGTTCCGCAGCCGGAGAGCCAGAACGCGGCCATAGATGGATTCATGCAGATTCCGGATGGCATAGACGAGGAGCTTCCGTTCAATTAGGACGCAGAGAGGAAGAAGCCATGACAATGACGATGAAGAAGCCGAGCAAGCAGGAACTTAGCTTTGCGAGATTCAGCAACGGGTGCAGAAATAAGGCAGTATGGTTCAGCTCAAAACGGAAGGAGCTTCTGGATATATGCCGGGCGCTTCCGGAAACAGAAACATGCTGCCGAGAAAGGTGCCCGCGGATTAACGAAAAATGAGCACAGGGCCGTGCAAAGAGTGCGGGAAACGGGCGGTGGGCTGTCATGGCTCCTGCCCGGAGTACCAGAGGTACTACAAGGGAAACAGAGAAGAAAACGCAAGACGGCGGAAGCAAATCGACATGCAAATGAACTTCGTGGAAGAAAGACGGTCGGTTTACAAGTACGCAGTACGAAAAGACAGGAGGAAACAGAGATGAAGAAAAGAAATATTTTAGCAAGCATTGTGGTTTGGCTCATTATTGCGGCAGTTTACGCGGGAATTTTTGCCTTGTACGTAGGGATTATCGGGCTGTTTATATTTGTCCTGTCAAGGTGTTTTGGTTTTATCTTCACATGGGGGCTCGCGCTTGGGGCGGCCCTTATTCTTGCAGCGGCGGCAGTGTTCGTTCGGCTTGTGAAGTAAGCAACGGGAGGAAAGATGGGGAATACAGATCCGGTAGAGGTTTTTGAAAAAGCAGCGGAGGAGATAAGATCGGAGCTGCAGAGGACGAAGGAACGGGCCAATGCGCTGAGGAACATGGCGTGCGGGATAGGTGGAGGCACTTCGGGGGAAAGAGTACAGAGCAGTAAGACACCGGACAAGATCCCGGAAGTGCTGGCAAGAATTGAAGAGCAGGAGAAGAAGGCAGGTCGCATCAGGAAAGACATGATGCGGCTGATTACCTTGTTTGACGCGTGCATATCCACACTTGACAGGCCGGAGGAGCGGATAGCCCTTTCGATGAGGCACATAGGGCAGAAGAAGCACGACCTGATTGCAAGGACTTTGAGCGTGAGCGAAAGGACGGAAATGAGGATCTACGCAAGAGCGCGGGAGAATATAAAGGGGAAAGCAGAAACGAAAGAGTACGGAGAGCTGAGAGATTTTATCAAAAGGCGGAAAGCTGGCAGTTGATGGCAGTCCGTGTCATTGAATGGCAGTTTCCGAAGATGCTATTCTATATCATGCATTGCTCGTGCAGGGAGCCAGTTCTCCATAATACCTTTCTAAAAGAAGCACTTCGGACGGACAGCCGGGGTGCTTCTTTGATTTTTACTTTTTTGGAGGATCTATGGAAATCATTTACGGAATCATTTCTTACAAGAGGGCGGAGAGACAAACGACACTGGATTATTTAGTGAAGAGCGGAGTTCCACGGGAAAGAATCATTCTTTCATTAAACGCGGAGTCCGACATCGAGCCATATCAGAAGTATGCAGACAAAGCCAAGATCATATACGGGGAAGCGCACAATGCGGCAGGGAACCGAAACAATATCCTGAATTACCTTCCGGAAGGAACGCACCTGATCCTGTTGGATGATGACGTGAAGAAATTTGCATACTACGACCCGATAGGGGAGCACGGGACATTTCAGGAGGGTTTCGGGATTGCAGAAAAGGAATTCGGCCGGGCATTCGAGATACTGGAAAAGACCGGGAGAAACGTATTCGGAGTGAACCAGACGCAGAATGCCGTATTCTGCAAGGGAACGCTGGAGAAATACGGGAAATACTGCCTGAACGGCCTTATTGGCGCCGGGCTGTTCGGGATCGTTGTTGGGAAAGACCGGTTCAATGACCGGATGCCGGTATGGGATGATCTCGACATGATGCTGAAACAGATCAAGACTCGCGGCCTGTTAAAAGTGAACACGGTTGCGAATATTGTCGGGACATTTTACACAGCCAATGGCGGATGCCAAGAAGCATACGCGGCAGGCGGGAAAGAGAAGGCCCTGCGAATGCTCCTGATGAAGTACGGGGACATTGCCACACCGTCCAAGGGAAGCGGAGAAAACGGAGTGCAACTGAAGCACGGAATTACGAGAGGACTTTACACATGCAGACAGAAGTAATGAAGCTGGAAGACATCAATCCGGCGCCATACAACCCAAGAGTGGAGCTGCAGCCGGGCGACGCGCAGTATGAGGCACTGAAAAACAGCCTCGGAAGATTCGGGCTCGTGGAGCCGCTTGTTGTGAACAGAAAAACGGGGAATCTTATCAGCGGCCATCAGAGGCTCAATGTACTGAAAGCCCAGGGGATCGAAGAAGCGGAAGTCATCGTTGCAGATCTGGACGAAGAGACAGAAAAAGCAGCCAACATTGCCATGAACAAGATCGAAGGCGAGTGGGACTATGACAAGCTGGACGAGATCTTTGAGGGAATGGACAGGGAGGAGCTGAAGTTTACAGGATTTGAGCCCGGAGAAGTTGCGTCAATGTACGAAGAGGCTCTGGAAGAGGAAGCGGAAACGCCAAAGCAAGGCGGAGGCGGGAATGGAGGCGGAGAAGGAGACGCAGAAGAGCCACCGTTCAGGATTTACATGAGTTTTCCGAGCAAGGAGAAAGCACAGGCATGGCTGAACCAGAGGGGGATTCCGAAGGAGTTCGAGAAGACACGGGCGGTTGTCGTGAAAATGAAAGGTGATGAATATGATCGAGAATGTGATTGAGAATGTTGAAATCGGGAAATTAAAAGAGGCCCCGTACAATCCGAGGGTAAAGCTGGAAGAAGGAATGCCGGAATACGAGAGGCTGAAAAAGAGCATCAGCACATTCGGGAATCTTGAACCTGTCGTGTGGAATAAGCGGACCGGGTACGTTGTAGGAGGCCACCAAAGGCTGCAGGTATTCAGGGACATGGGGGAGAAGACGGTCCCATGCGTTGTAGTAGATCTGGATGAAGAAAGCGAGAAAATCCTGAATCTTGCGCTGAACAAGATCAAGGGAGAATGGGACTACGACAAGCTGAATGCTATACTTGCAGGCTTTGACGAAGAGCTGGCGGAGATTAGTGGTTTCGCGGCGGACGAGCTCGCACTGATACTTGGAGCCAACGAGGAAGGGATATTCGAGAATATTTCGGACGGCTGGGAAGATGATCAGGACAGTATATACGGGAGCTATGTTGTAACCTTGCAATTTGAGAATGCGTATTTTGCAAAGTGCTGGGCGGAAAAGAACGGCTATCCGGGGCAGATCAGGGATGGAACCCAGACGACAGTCATCAGGGTAGAAGAGAAGCAGGCATGACGCAGGAGAAAAAAATGGAGCTAAAGAAAACATACACGTCACCGCGATGGACAATGGAAATTCCGGATTGTTCCATGCCGATGACGTTTGATACATACAGCAAGTGCGCGTACAACTGCCAGTATTGTTTCAGCTACTTCCAGAAGAGCCATTCGATGAACGGGTATCTGGACGGATCGGCAAGGTGCGTGGATCCAGAGAAGGTGAAAGCATTGTTCGAGAAAGCAATGAAGAACGATGCGGAGCACGCAAACAAGAAGGAGCGGCAGTTCTTCCCGTATATTCAAGCTAGGCGGATCATGCAGTGGGGAGGCCTTGCAGACGAGTTCGACGAGTACGAGAGAAGAGCGGGCGTGACACTGGAGCTTCTACGATATTTCGACGAAATCGACTATCCGATCAGCTTCTCGACGAAGGCAGCATGGTGGACGAAGGATGACAGGTACATGGCTCTGTTCCGGAGGCACACGCACAACTGGCACGTGAAGATAAGTATTATCACGGCGAAAGAGGAAAAGGCAAGAGCAATCGAAAAGGGAGTGGCAAGCCCGGCAGAGAGGATAGAGGCCATTCGGAGGCTGGCGAATCTGGGAGTCCATGTGACGCTGAGGCTGCGTCCATACATCATCGGCGTGTCAGGGGACTACAAGGAGCTGATGAAGAAGGCTGCAGAAGCAGGAGCGGACAGCGTAACAACGGAGTTTTTCTGCATGGAGAGCAGAGCAACGGCAGACCTGAAGGCACGATACGCAGAGATGAGCAGGGTCGCAGGGTACGACATTTATGCGTTCTACATGAAAAACAGCACGCAGCAAGGATACAAAAGGCTGAACAGGGCGATCAAGGCCCCGATCATTAAAGACATGAGAGAGACGGCGCACTCACTCGGGCTGAGGTTTCATGTAAGCGATGCGTTCTGCATGGAGTGCAACGATGCAATGAACTGCTGCGGAGTGCCGCCAGAGTGGAACGCAAGTCAGAGCGGGCATATCGGAAACGCAATATTGATAGCGAAGGAAAAAGGCGAGGTCCATTTCAGCGACATCCAGCCGGAGGTCGAGAAATACTTCGGAGGTTTCAAGTGGGCCGATGCGGAAGGATACAACACAGGGAGCAACCGGGCGCTGGCGCTTATGTATGACATAACGATGGCGGAGTCCATCCGGAACAACTGGAACAATGTAAAGGGAGGAGACAGCCCGGCGAGAATGTACGGGGGAATCCTGATTCCTTCCGGGAGAGATGAGAACGGCGACGTTGTGTACAAGTACGCGCTGAAAGGAGAAAGAAGTGGGAAGACAGTGTGAGCCATGGCAGAGGCAGATAGGGGAAAGCCACAAGGCATTTGAGGCTTATGACTTGTACCAGAAGATGGGGACGAACCGGTCATATGCGAAAGTGGCAGAAACCTTGGGGAAAAGCGACACGCTGATTTGCACGTGGGGCAGAAAGTGGCATTGGGTGGACCGCGTGCGGGAGTATGACAACATGCTGGCGGCGCAGGAGATGGAAGAGCGGAAGAATGCCATTCGCTCGATGCTGAAGAGACAGGCGCAGGCCGGAACGCTGATGCAGCAGAAGGGGGTGGAAGCCCTGAAGAACACACCGGCAGAGGTTATCCCGTCAAAGATAGCTTCGGAGCTGATCGTGAATGGCGCGAAGCTGGAGAGAGATGCAAGACTGTATGGCTACTGCGAGAAGGCAGAAGACGGCGAGGAAGAGCAGGAGCAGGAGAACAGCGGCGTAATCATAGTGAATGATGCATATGAAGACGACAGTGACGAAGAAGCCTAAAAAAATCGTCCACATGAAAGATCAGATCATCCCGAAGTATTGGAAAGTATTCAATGACCGGGAGCATCTGCACAAGATCATTACGAGCGGGAGAGCCGGAACGAAGAGTTCGGAAATGGCACTGGAAGCAGTTTTCACGATCATCAGCCCGGAGCCAGCATCAGTGGTCATATTGAGAAAGCGCCACAACAAGCTGAGGAAGACGGTGTACAAGGAGGTTCTGAGAGCAATCGGGCGCCTTGGGCTGAAGAAAAGCGCATTCAAGATACGAGTCAGCCCGATGGAGATCACGTACAAAGCTACGGGGAATACGATCTTCTTCACGGGATCTGATAATGTGGACGACACGAAGGGCATCATCGACGAGGAAAGGCCGATCAAGAAGGTTGTGCTGGACGAGGTTTCGGAGTTCTTCGAGCAGGGAGAAGGCGAGGACGAAATACAGAACATCGAGGCAACCTTCATCCGAGGCAATCACGGCGGGTTCCAGATGCTTTACTTGTACAACCCTCCAAAGAATCCAAATGCGCCGGTAGTGCAATGGACAAGAAAGATGGAACAGCGGCCGGACTGCATACACGTTCATTCGGATTACAGGGATGTTCCGCCGGAGTGGCTGGGAGATGACCTGATCCGGTCCGCTGAGATCATGAAGGAAACAGACGCGCGGCAGTACCGGTGGGTATGGCTTGGGCTCAGCGTCGGTGTCGATGATGTGATTTACTACATGTTCGGAAACGGGCGCATACAGCGGCCAGATAAGAAGCATTACCGAGTATGCGTCATTGGCGTGGACTACGGTCAGCAGAACGCCACGGCCTACGAGGCATGGGGGATAGACGATGAAAAGCATCAGATGACAGGACTCGCGGAGTATTACCACAGCGGGAGAGATACAGGACGGCAGAAGTCGCCCTCGGAATACGCTAAAGACTTCGAGAATTTTCTCGACGGACTTTATACGGATTTCGGGTGCGGCTATTTTTATGCCTTCATCGACCCTTCTGCACGAGGGCTCGCGGAGGAAGTCAGGAGAACCTGCAGGGGGGACAAGCCTTACGAGCTATTGCTGAGGGACGCAAATAACGATGTTGCGCTGGGGATAGGAAGAGTACAGAAGCTACTCACCTACCAGATGATGAGCATGTCGCCTATGCAGTCCATGCTCATCGAAGAAATAGGTGTGTATGAGTACGACAAGAAGAGCATAGAGCGCGGAAAAGAAGTCCCGGTGAAAGAGTTTGACCATGGATGCGATGCAATGAGATATGCAGTCATGGGGGCATGGAAAAGGATGAAGCCGTATCTCCCGGTGAAGGAGTACGAGAAGGAGTATGTTGCTCCAATTTACAGGTGATCGAATGGACATTATCAAGTATTTGAGAAAAGAAGGCGTAGACACGGTGAACAGCGAGTTCTACCGGAAGATTCGAGTCTGGAAAAGCTGGTACGAAGCAGACGTACCCGGGTTCCACCGATACAAGATATACAACGGGAGAGGATGCACGGTTAAGATGCGCCGGAAGAGCTTAGGCATGGGAAAGACGACCTGCGAGGACATTTCAAACCTACTGCTTAACGAGAAGGTCACGTATACGGTAAGCGATGACGCGACATACGACTACATCAAGAAGGTACTGGACGCAGCAGGCTGGAGCGTGAACGGGAGCAAATACCAAGAGCTCAAGGCAGCGTATGGAACGGTGGCATACGTGCCGTATGCAGACATGGAGATCGGACCGGACGGAGCACCGATCAGAGGGAGCGTTCGGCTTAACTACGTAACCGGAGATCGTATTTTCCCGATTACGTGGAGCAATGGGAAGATCACCGAGTGCGCATTCACGTTTATTCACATCATTGGTGGAAAAGAGTATGTACACGTTCAGCTCCATAGGATCGGCGAGGATGGGACGTACTACATTGAGAATCGAGTTGTAAAGAGCGAAACGCGCGGAGCCGTAAGCGGGCGGGAGCTTTCCCCGGAGGAATATCACAACCTCGGACCGTTCCGGACACTTGCACCAAGAATTGAAACGGGGAGCACGGAGAGGCAGTTCGTCATCGACCGGCTCAACATTTGCAACAACGCAGATCCGACGGACACAGAAAATCCGATGGGAATTGCAATATTTGCCAATGCGATAGACATTCTGGCAGCTCTGGACAACAAATACGATTCTTACGACAACGAGTTCGGGCTCGGGAAAAAGAGAATCTTTGTTTCTCCGGAAATGCTGACAGACAGCAATGGGAACCCGGCATTTGACCCGAACGATACGGTTTTCTACCAGCTTCCGGAGGATTACTCGGAGGGGATGAAGGAGCCGATCAAGACGGTAGATCCGACGCTGAGGACGCAGGAGCATTCGCAGGCAATCAACGATGATCTGAACTATTTGTCGGAAAAGTGCGGATTCGGGAAGGATCATTACCGGTTCGAGGCGGGGACGGTACAAACGGCGACGGCAGTGATCAGCGAGAACAGCGATCTGTACAGGACAGTCAGGAAGCATGAGGTGATTCTGGACAGTGTATTGAAAGAGCTGTTCCGGATTATTGTGCGCCTCGGAGTACAACTCGGAGAGTCGGGGCTCAAAGAGGATGCAGACATCACTGTAAATTTTGATGACAGCATCATCGAGGATACACAGGCGCAGCGAAAGCAGGACATGAGTGAGGTTGCGGCGGGCATCATGCGCCGGGAGGAATATCGGGCGAAGTGGTACGGCGAGACAGAACAGCAGGCGAAGAAAAGACTGCCGGAGTCTGAGTCCGAAGTGATGGAATAGGATGAACAAAGAGTACGAGAACGAGATCGACCGGACAATTGCAAAACAGTTCAGGAAAACAGAACAGCGGTTGATGGAGGATATCTGCAGGAGGATCAAGAAAGAGGGCAGGATTACAACAACGGCGGATTATGAGCTGCACCGGCTGGAATTTTTAGGCCAGACAGGCTACCAGATCCGCCGTTTGCTGTACGGAGCGGCAAGATCCGCCGGGACGACCATCAACAAGCTGTACGATCAGGCCATGCAGGATACACACATCCGGGACAAAGAGCTGTACAAGGCAAAGGGAAAAGACCACATACCGTACAAGGACAACGAAGAGTTTCAGAGGCTCGCAGAAGGATTGAGGCGCCAGACGAACGAGAGGCTCGGGAACCTGACGAACAGCTCACAGGTCGGGTTCACTACGATTGGGAAAGACGGAAAGAAAAAGTTTCATAGCGTTCCGGATTTTGTGAACAAGAGGCTGGATCAGGTCATGGTTGATATTGCAAGCGGCGCGGTCGGCTACGAAGAAGGAATCCGGCACCTTGTAAGAGACATGACAAACAGCGGCCTGAGAACGATAGACTACGGAACCGGAAAGAGTGATCGGGTAGACGTAGCGGCCAGAAGAGCAATACTTACCGGGCTGAATCAGTTATCCGGACAGATGGCAATTGAGGATGCACGCAGGCTTGGAACAAATTTGTTCGAAGTGGACTGGCACGAAGGCGCACGAACGGACGGCAGCCACGGAATAAGCGACCACGCATGGTGGCAGGGAAAGGTGTATACCCTCGACGGTTTGCGTGAAATTTGTGGATACGGACAGGTAACAGGACTGCAGGGGGCGAACTGCTACCACTACTTTCTGCCATTCATCGAGGGAGTCAGCCAGAGAGCATACACGGACGAAGCGCTGGAGCGGCTGTATAAGCAGGCGCAGGAAACCATTGAGTACGACGGGAAGGCGAACACGCTTTACGGATGGACGCAGGAGCAGCGGCGGAAGGAAGTAGAAATCCGGGCGCAGCGGGAGAAAATAGCGTGCTTGAAAGCGGCGGGGATCGAGGGAGAAACCCTGACGATTGAGAAGTGCAAATACCAGCTAATGCTTGACCGGTACAGGGAAATGTGCGATGCACTCGACCTGAAAACGCAGAAGGAGCGTATTTACACCGGAGCGGTTTCCGGAAGACTGGCACCGAGCCGGAAGGAGTATGCGGAGTATTTGCAGAAGAAGGCCGGGCCAGAGGCAAGAAGCGAAACCCCAGGAAGCATGACCGAAGAACAGCTAAACGAAGCTGTTACAAGGAGAAATCAGGCACAAAGGGAGGCCGCCGAGCTGGAAAAGGAGGCTGAACAGCATGCTTCCAACAGGCACGAAGCAAGACGAAGAAGAAACTATGTAACTGCGGACAAAGAGGCTGCAAAAGAAAGCATGGCACGCGCAGCACTTTTTGAGAGGCAAATCGAGTACGATAAGATAGACAGTTCCATAAAGCAGGAGCTTAGAGAAAGGGAACAATTCGTTTTATCGCAGTTCAAGAGAGCAAAAGACTCCTCAATTGATTATGCCCTTAAAGTTATCAACAAAGATCGGTGCGAAGAGGAACGCCGTACGTCGTTCTCGCCGTGGCGATACACGCAGAATTGCACAAAATGCGTAGTGGCATACGAGCTTAGGAGAAGGGGATATGATGTTGTCGCCCGCCCACTTTACGAAATCAATGATCATTTTCGGGGAACTTGGGCTCGCGCCATGAGCCCAGATGGAGTCGGACTTACCGGATACCCCGTTTACGGAGGGAACGGGGAAGAAATAATGAGCTATGCCGAGGATTTAATTAAGCGTTTTGATGACGGAGCACGCTTTATTGTACAATGTAGCTGGAAAGACGGAGGAGCACACGTGTTTAATGCGGAGCTTCTCGATGGGACCGTGAGGTTTGTTGATCCGCAAATCGGCGAAGATGTAGGAGCTTCTGCGTTCAAGGACATGGCTCCGGGAAGCGTCGGCGTGTTCCGATGCGATAACGCATTCATAGGGCCAGAGATATTTAGAGCTGTCGAGGAAATGAAATGACATATAAAGAGGCAAAAAAGGCTGCAGAACGATGGCTTGAAAAAGCCGATGCAGAAGCAGTAACCACACGAAAAATCAGATTTGCTTACGAAAACCGGGACACCTATGTTTTTGTTGAAAAGGTACCAGAGTATGACAGGGAAAAGGAAGATCCGACCAAACC